ATCCAGAGGTGTTCCAGTTAATAAATCTTATACTTTATTAATTTGGACCATGTTCATGGAAGATATTGATCAAATTTTAGAACAAATATTTTTAAAATTTTCTCCTGTTGCATATATAAGTGTGCGAGGGGTTCAATGGGAAACTATTGTCAAATTGGACTCTGTTGCAAACAATGTGGATTATGAACCGGGCGATCAAAATCAAAGAATTATAAAATACGAAATAAATTTGACAGCTAAAACATATATACCACAGCCGATCATTCGAAAGAAGGCGGTATTGAAAACTAAAGTTGACCTTTACAACAATGTGGAGGAAGACAAAATCACGGATGTTATAGCTAGACTAGAAGATGCTGTTGAAGAATTTAGAAAAGGGCAAAAATGATTGAAATTAAAAATAAAACAAGAAGTCCAGTACAACTTGTGATAAAATCAAAAAAAGCTCCTAAATCTTTTACAACATTGAACATTCCAGGAATAGGTGCAGGTAACAACATTTATTTATTGGAAGATGAACGAAACACAGAATATGTCGAACGAGCAGAAAAAATGGGGTTGATTTCGATAAAACACTTAACAAAAAGAGAATTGAACACAAAGGGAGAATAAAATTATGGCAATTCTAAGAGGTTTTCCACCTTCAAACACAATTTCACCATCTGTTAGAATAACAGAAAAAGACTTGAGCTTTATAGCTCCAGAACAGTCTTTCCACAGAGCCGGAATTGTTGGCTTTGCTAGCAAAGGTCCTGTAAATATTCCTACAATGGTTTCCACAAGAAGACAACTTAATACGATTTTTGGTTATCCACACCCAGAAAGTGGAGATCCTTACTTGATTTATGCTGCTGAGCAATATTTGCTAGTTGCCAATGAGCTTTATGTAGTACGCGTTGCAGAAACGGACATAGTGAATTCAGAAGCAGCCACAACAGCACAAGTTGATCTACTAAGTGCTGGCGGTCAGATAAACATTGTATCAGACTATACAAATGGTACTGATGCAAAAGCAGATAAATATTCATTTAGCAAAACCAGTTATTTCAAATGGAAGCTTAATGGAGTTTTGGCATCAAAAACACTAGTTGTTTTGGCCGACGATGATCATCCAGACACAGTAGTAAACACATCAGGCTATTCCGCCGCTCAATTGGCAGAAGACTTAAATTCTCAATTGAATTCAGAAGTCGATGGAATAGAATTCTATGCAACAACTGACGTTGTTCCAAAAATAGCTGTTAGGACAACATTCTCTTTTGGACCAAGTGCTACTTTAGAATTAGTATCAGTTCAAGATTCAATTTGCGGCGGAAGTACATCTGCTGTGGTTGGAAGTAATGTAAACGTAAATGTCACAGGCCTTGGACAAGGCATGACAGTTGCTCAAATGACAGGCGGAGAAGCCGGAGCATTCAACTTTAGCAGCATAACCAATGCTGATTTGCATGTTGTTGTTGACGGAACTGATAATGTTAATATAGATAACGTTGTTCAAGTAATTGATCTATCAACATTTGATGGTGACAGTTCAGTTTCTGTTGGCGACTTAGTAACTGCAATAACTAACGCTATTTCCAATGGTGATGTTTCAGGCGGTTTCGAAGCAGTGGCAGTTGGAAATAACTTATCACTTAGAACACTGCATCATGGAAGAGATGCCAGATTACTAGTCAAGAGCGACAGTTCTTTATATACAGTTCTTGGTTTTGACACTCCTTTATCTGATCCTACGGATGACGAATCAGCCGTAACAGTACCAGCAACAGCTAGAGGAACAACTCCTTCAGGAGTTTCAGGTGATGCTGATATTGAAGATCTAGGATTAGTTTCTGGGGATGCCAACACAAGCGGTGATGTTTCCATGACCGTTATGGCTGATAGCCCTGGCGTTGACGGGAATTCAACTCAAGTTGTTGTTAAAAACAATGTCAGAGAAGGAAGCTTCATAATGGAAGTTTACAACAATGGTGTTCAATTAGAATCTTGGGGAAATCTATCAAAAGATGAAACCAGTAGATTTTATGTAGAAACATTCTTGTCGCTAGTATCTGACTTCATCAGAGTAGAAGATAATACCGACAATCCTGCTCCTCCTCTAGATGGTACTTACGATCTAGTTGGTGGCAGTGACGGAATTCCTTCCGACCCAGACGATCAAGATGCACTACTTATAGGAAATTTATTGGGAATGACAGGAATTTACGCTCTAAGCGAACCAGAACAAATCGATATAGATTTAGTTGCTGTTCCTGGGCATTCTTCAACCGGAGTCATTTTGGCCTTGATCGACATGTGTCAAAACTTAAGGTCTGATTGCATGGCCATAGTAGATCCCCCATTCGGATTAACAGTAAAAGAAATTGTTCAGTGGCAAAATGGTGCTCACCCACTAAATACCACAAGGTTCAATTCAGACTTTGCTGCACTCTACTGGCCTTGGGTCAAAGTAAGAGATTCTTTCAATAATGTAGACGTTTGGATTCCACCAAGTGGATCAGTTATGGCAGTTTATGCTAGAAATGACTTCTTGGCAAGACCATGGTTCGCTCCAGCAGGACAGACTCGTGGTATTGTTCCAAACATCACAGACGTTTTCAGTCGTCCAACATTAGAAGAAAGAGATTTGATGTATGGTAACAGAAATGCCATAAATCCAATTGTTCAATACGTTGATTCCCAAGACTTCGTTGTATGGGGTCAAAAGACTCTACAAAGAAAGCCAACAGCTTTAGATAGAGTAAATGTTAGAAGATTAATGTTCTATATCGAAAAGAGAATCAGAGCAGCCTCTAGAGTCCTTCTATTCGATCCACATGATGATATTTTCCGTGATAAATTCGTACAAATTGCTACGAAGATACTTGAAGAAGTTCAAGTAGGAAGAGGTCTAACAGACTTTATCATCAAGGCAGACGAAGAGTTAAATACTCCAGATGTCATCGATAGAAATGAATTTAGAGCTAGAATTGGCGTACAGCCAACAAGAGCAGTAGAATTCATGTTTATCGAATTCAGCATTCATCGAACCGGTAGCTTCGATGAAGTAGCCGAAAGTTTCTAATCACAAGATTTTTATTCCCCGGAGGTCGATAAGACCTCCGGGGGTGAATAAAATAGGAGAATAAAATATGATTGATATGGGTATCGGCCAGTTAGGTGGCGCAAACGTTCTTCATAAGAGAAAGTTTAGATGGACATTTGAAGTATTTAAGGATAATGGAACTGGAGGCTTCGGTGCACCATTGGTTCCTCTTCACTACGTCAAAATGGCATCAAGACCAAATATCTCTATTGAAGAAACAGAAATCAATTTCTTAAATGCCAAAACATATATTCCTGGAAAGGGCACTTGGGAAACAATTACTGTAACTTACTATGACATTTCAAACAACGGCGGAACAGGCAATGAAGGTCTTTGGACATGGCTAGCCAATGTTTATGACTTTACAGCTCCAGCTTCACTAAAACAAAGTAGCGTAAGAAGAGGGTATGCTGGCATTGCTGACTGCACCTTGTATGACGGTTGCGGAAAGGCACTAGAAAAATGGACATTAGGTGATGCATGGCCACAAGCCGTGAATTTCGGAGAATTAGATTATGCTTCTTCAGAAGAATGCACAATTGAAGTTACTCTAAGATATTCAAACGTGGCATACAGAAACCTTTGCGGTGCTGGTCCTTCTCCAGAATGCATTGGTTGCAACTAAATTCAATATATGTTGTAAAAAAAAGAGGGCTAGTAGCAATATTAGCCCTCTTTTTACTTTAAATAAGGTAAATATATGGCAAGAGAAAGAATGGGATTTGATTTTGGTCTGGAATCACCGAATCTTTGTCTTAAAAGAAAATTTAGATGGTTATTTAGATAAGTTTTCTAACATTGAACAAGATAAAAGAAAACGTGGGCGAGTCTTAGGAATAAGGGTTCAAAAATTGCGTGGAGATTTTACCCCTGAAGAACGCGAAGCAAGGCGTATTGCGTCAATGGAAAAACAAAAACAGAAAAGAGAATTAAAAGCGAAATTAGGTTTAAGTCGCGTTGGATTAAACAACGTATAAATAAAATTTGTAGGGATGAACTCTACAAACCAACGGAGTTTTAAATTTGGGCCTTTACTCTGTGGGCCGTTTAGAAAAGGAAATGAAATGATGTATAATTCACGGTTAGCCTGCGCCATTAAAGTAGGTGGAAAAGTCCTAAGAGAGTTTAATAAAGATACTGTGTTCCTACCATTTGGTTGTGAATACTCTCTCCTAGTCAAAAATCTAAACAGTGTAAGAACAATTGTCAACATCACAATTGATGGACAAGAAGTTGTAACAGGCGGGTTAGTTGTAAACGCTTATCAAGAAGTTGAGATTGAGCGTTTTGTAAAAACTAATCTTAACAAGGGCAACAAGTTTAAGTTTATCGAACGCAGTGATGCAGTAGAAGCACACCGCGGGGTTAAGCTTGAAGATGGTGTAATTCGAATTGAATATCAGTTTGAAAAGACATACCCAACACCACTTTATTACGTTTCACCAACTGTATGGTACGGTAGTGGTTCAACTTGGACAGGAGATATCCTTGCAGGCAGTGCAGCAACTGGCGCAAAAGAAACACTGTCATCCAACAGTATACTTCGCTCTGCTGCCATTAACAGTATTCAATGTTCAGCAACAGCAAGTTATGATCCAGCTGGTCCTGTTAATGCTTCACTTAGTGACTTTGTTCCACAAGGTTTTAACGATGCTGGTATTACTGTACCAGGTAGTGAAAGCAATCAACAGTTTACTAAAGTTTCAGGTTTCCCAGTTGAATATGAGAAGCATGTAATGATCTTTAAGTTGCTTGGTGAAACCCCAGACAACGAACCTATCCGCAAGCCTGTTACAGTTAAGCACAAACCCCGTTGCACTACTTGTAACAAACAAAATAAAGCCAACGCAAAATTCTGCTCAACATGCGGGACTGCTTTACAAGTGATAGCATAATATTGCAATTAAATAGTGTTGGTGCTTTAATAGCATCAACCACATTGACGATTCCGCCAATGAAAAAAGTCCAAATTGTTAAGTAACAACCTCCAACAAAAAACGTTGCTGAAATTGCAACAGATAAAAGACCAACAGACAACAAAATCGCTTTCCTATTTGATTCAGACACAACATTCTCCTTTGAGAAACTTGAAAACTATGGGATTGTCTACTTGCAATCCCATTTGATATTTGTATTGTTGGTATCAGTCATCTCCGTGCGTATAGCAAGGAGCCACCAGTGGGCTTCGTGTGTCTACAATGTATTTCTTGCAATGGCCACATTGCCACTCGCCTAGACCAGATGATACACCGATATGAGCGATAGTCCCGCTTTTAGGCTTGAAGCCACCGGGAATTATACTGCCCAACCCC